TGCGCGTTCGGCAACGATATGCCGGATCGAGGCCGGGAGCGCTCTTATTTGGACGGAGAGCCTGCCGTTACCGGTACCCCGGGCCGAGCCGGGGGTGCCTGCTTTGAGGCTGGGACATGTGGGATCCGAGCCGGACGGCCGTACTCCTGCGTCGCGTGGGGCGATGAATATGGCGGAGAATGCGAGAATCCCAGCGGTACAATCTGTATATCTGCGACGCTTGCCGTCGCGGCAGGCACGAAGACTGCTTCGTGTTCCCGTGGTGTGAGGACATTTGTCCGACTGAGTACCTGACAGAGGAGATCCAGAATGGCAAGCAGCCCGCTGACAAAGGGTCTGGTGGCTGGGAAGACAACCGGACTGCTCGGCGCTGGAATGACAACCAATCCGTTCGCTGACAGCTCGACGACTACGCAGCGTGCCCGTGCGCTCTTGGCGGCGCACAGCTCGAAGGGCTTCCGGGCCCTGCCTGCGCGGTCGGCTGTCAAGCAGCCGTCGAACGGCGCGAATGGGACGCGGCAGGCAGGCGGGGCTCGCATCAGCGGCGGTACCTTCTGATGCCTAGGCAGGGCACAACAAGCGAGCTGCCCTTGCATGGGTCTGGTGCGGTTAGCGCGAGTGCTGCAATGCAGATCGAGTCGATTCTGCAGCGCGGAACCTTCATCTATACAAAAGATACAGCAGAGCAGACCGAGCTTGTCTGTGAGGCGGCCAGTCCGGCTGCGGCGCAATGGGTTGCCTGGTCTCTGGCCGAGTTCCATGGCGTGCCGCACAAGGTCGAGCCTGCTGAGGCGGATGGGCCGAAGATCGCCATACAGGTCGAGGGCTTTGTGACGGCACCGGTGATTCAGAAGCTCCTCGTGCATCTCGCGGGGGAGTCCGACAGCGTCACCGACCCTGCGCTGAATGAACTTGCCAGGCGGGCTGCGGCAGCCAAGGTTCTGCAAGGCGCAGACTATATGGCTGAGACGACGGGTAGCTGAGTCTGCATGGGCGCTGTGCTGCTGAAGTCTGCGCTGTACGATGAAGCAGGCTGGAAGCCGCACGCGGCGCAGGAACTCGTGTTGCGAAGCGGCGCCCGGTCGAAGATTGTTGCGGCTGGGCGCCGCTTCGGCAAGTCAGAGCTTGGCGCCTATGACCGGCTTCTGCCGGACGCGTTCCTCGCCTACAGCAACAAAGAGGCAATCCGGGCGAGCGGCAAACGCTGGGAGTACTGGATCGTCGGGCCGGAGTACACCGACGGCGAGAAGGAGTTCCGCAAGCTCTACAATGCCATGCGAGCGCTCGATCTGCCCTTCGACCCAAAGGGCCGGACGCCAGAGGGCATCGGCACCCGGTACAACGTTGAGTCCGGGGACATGACGATCTCGCTCTGGGACGGGCTGTTCTATGTGGCTGTGAAGAGCGCAAAGTACCCCAGTACCCTGGTGGGGGAGGGACTACGCGGGGTTGTGCTCTCGGAAGCCGCGAAGCTGAAGGCAAGCGTGTATGACAAGTACATCCGGCCGACCCTTGCGGACTACCGGGGCTGGATGCTAGCGACCAGTACCCCAGAGGGCAAGAACTGGTTCTATGAGCTCTGGCAGCGCGGGCAGGATCCGAACCGGCCAAACTGGGATAGCTGGAGACTGCCTGCCTGGCGCAATCCGTATGTGTACCCGGACGGTGGCTCCTGGGAGTCGATTGAGCAGATCCGGGCTATGCTGCGAAGCGGGCGACGGCTGCAGAATATGGATGTGCTGGCGGAAACACACGAGATCGATGCAGAGATCCTGGATATGCTGCTTGACCTCACAGAGGAGAAGTTCAACCAGGAGATCGGCGCTGACTTTGCAGAGTACGTCGGCCGTGTGTTCAAGGACTGGGATGAGGAGGTGCATGTCACCGACCTCAGCCTGGACCTCAACCCTCGTTGGTTTACCTGCGCCGCAACTGACTACGGGTTTACCAACCCGAACGTCTGGCTGCTAATGCAGGTTGACACATGGGGGAATGTGTATGTGCTCGGGGAGTACTATGAGCGCAACAAGACGATTGACGAGATGGCCACAGAGGTTGCGGCGCGCGGCTTGTGCCCGCCACAATGCCGGACGCTGTACCCAGATCCGGAGGACCCAGGCTCCAGCAAGTATCTATCTAAGAAGCTGCATGTCCGGGTTGCCGGTAGTACTGGTGGGCTAGTCCGGGACCGTATTGACCTGATCCGGCTTGCGCTGCGGTTCCGGCACAGCCACATTCCGCGCTGGCACTCTGACAACAAGCCAAGACTGCTTGTGGACCGGAGCTGCGTCAACCTGATTCGCGAGATGGATGCGTACCGGTATGCAGAGAATAAACGCGAGCAGGATAAGAACAACCCGGAGAACCCCATGAAGAAGGACGACCACGCCCCAGAGGCTCTGGGGCGGTTCTACATGGGGCACTTCGGAGTCGGTAGTCTTTCCGGCCGGAGGACGATGCTTTCCACAGCGAGAATGGGCTGATATGGGAGAGGTTGCCTGGACCGGCAGTAACACAACGGAGGTCTATGACCTTTCCCAAGGTAGGGGTGGACGGGTGGTGCGGAGGAGGAGGACCGTTATTCAGACAAAGCGATTCCGGCTCGCTATCATGTGGGGCCGATCGCGGTTTGGGTTCCACAAGCGGCCTACTATGCGTGGGAAGAGCGGGAACATCAGCCTGGGCTGGCGAGCAGGGCTTGGATTTTGTGTGCTGAATTACACGGGAAAGGCGCACTAGATGGCAACGTCGAACTACAACCAATTCTCCAATGCCCGGCCACTGCTGAGCGACCTGCCCGCACACGTTACTGGCGACGATGCGGAACGACTCGGCGCATACCAGCTGAATGAAGAGATCTACTGGAATGTGCCGGATACCTTCAAGCTGGTGCAGCGTGGGACTGAAGAGGACCCGATCTACATTCCGTCTGCGCGGATGTGTGTTGAGGCGCTGAACCGGTTCTATGCGGTCGGCTTTGACTACACGGTAGCGGGCGGGACGTCTGCCGACCAGGAATCTGTTGGTGGTGTGCTGCGGGCTTTGTTCCGGCGGGAGCGGTTCTTCTCCAAGTTCAACAGCTTCAAGCGGTTCGGCCTCGTGCGGGGCGACGCGCTCTGGCACATTATTGCGGATGACACGAAGCCAGCCGGACGGCGCATCTCGCTGCACGAGCTACAGCCCTCACAGTACTTCCCGATCTATGACGTGGACGATGTCGATCGCGTGCTTGGTTGTCACATTGTGCAGTTGGTGAAAGACGCAAAGGGCGACATGGTCGCCAAGCGGCAGACCTACCGGAGGGTGCTCGATAGCAAGGGGAAGCCGACCGGTCCGATCAGTAGCGAACTTGCAATCTACAAGGCAACCGCCTGGGATGACCGCAACATCGCGCAAGATCCGCAGCCGCCAAAACTGGAACTAGTACAACAGCTGGTGAACCCCTTCGAGCTACCTCCCAGCATTACGGCGCTGCCGGTCTACCATGTAAAGAATCAGTGGCAGTCCGGCGACCTGTTCGGCTCGTCAGAGGTGCGCGGCTTCGAGCGTGTGATATCCGGCCTGAACCAGGGCATCAGCGACCAGGAGCTGGCGCTAGCGCTGGAGGGGCTGGGCGTCTACTGGACGACGGCTAAGCGGCCAAAGGGCGGCTGGGTCATGGGGCCCGGCACCGTCGTCGAAGGCGAGGAGGGCGAGGACTTCAGCCGCGTCAATGGAATTGGTTCCGTCACCCCGTCGATTGAGCACCTGAACTGGATGCAGAACGCCCTGAAGCAGTCGTCCGGCACGCCGGACATCGCAATCGGGAACGTAGACGTCTCGGTTGCGGAGAGCGGAATTAGCCTCGCTTTGCAGATGGGGCCGCTGCTGGCGCGCGGCAGGGAGCGCGAGACTGAGCTACTTGCGGTGCACGACAACATGCTATTCGACCTGACCCGGATGTGGCTGCCCGCGTATGAGCAAATTGCAAATGGGCTCAACGTCACAATAGACCTGACCGTTGGCGATGGGATGCCGACCGACCGGGCTGCGGTGCTGGGCGAGGTCTTGCAGCTATTGACTGCACAGATCATCTCGCCGGAGTACGCGCGCTTCGTTGTGCAGGAAAAGCTCGGCTACCAGTTCCCAGACAGCATGGGCGAGGACATCATCGCGAACATCGAGGCTGTGTCGTCTGCAACCTCGCTCGACCCGTACGCGGAGCGCATTCGCAAGGAGCTGCTGACCGACGAGGCACAGGCGGCGCTGAACGGCTCGGGCGGCTGAGATGGCCAGCGATGAGGCAAATTTGCGAGCGGCTTATGAGAAGGCCGAGGAGGCAATCCGCGAGATCCTTGCATTGGAGTCGGATGATTCTGGTGATGCGCATATCCTGAATGAATGGATTGTCGTTGCTGCAGAGCAGTTCTATCGGGATGACGAGTCTTACACCAAGGTCGCCTGTATATTCCCGCCCGAGATAAAAATCCCATACTATCGCCTGTTGGGTCTGCTGGAATACGCTGCAGCCCGGATTCGCAAGGACATCACAGACGATGACGATTCCTGATCCCCTGCGCCGGGCTTTGCTGCTGCAGCAGAGGGCTGATCGTGAAGCCATCCGGATTATGCAAGAGGCTCTGCATGACATTGATCGGCAACTGCGTGCCTTGGAGCGATCGGCCGGAATTGGGACGCAAGTCCGGCGTGTGCAGCTGCAGGCTGCCCGGATGTCGATGCAGGGTTCGCTTGCCGGAGCGTGGAAGCGGCTCGGGGACCTAGTCCGCGCAGAGGCAGCCGAAGCTGCGAAACAAGCTAGCAGAAGTGCCGCAAAGTACGATGCCGAGTTCCTGCGGCGACTTGGATTGTCTAAATTGCAGCGCGAGGCATATCAGGCCGGACTGGAAGCTGCGGCCAGAGCGGATGTGGAGGATGCGCTGAACCGGAAGATCGGTAATGTGCATTCGCTTTCAGAACGTGTGTATCAATCGAACCTCGCAGCGAGCGGCGCAGTAGAGCGGAAGATCGAGAGTGCGCTTGCGCGTGGCCTGACGGCACGCGAGTTTGCCGGTGAGGCCCGCAGTTTTGTCAATCCAAGGACGCCCGGGGGTGCGAGCTACGCGGCGAAGCGGCTTGCAAGGACTGAGATCAACAATGCGTATCACCGGTCTGCGATTGCGAGCGTACAGAACAAGCCCTGGGTCCTGGGTGTGCGATGGCAGCTATCGTCGAGCCACCCGAAGATCGACATATGTGACAACCTTGCAAAGGGTGGTGGCAAGGGGCTGCCCGAAGGAGTCTACAAACCGGGTGATGTCCCAGAGAAACCGCACCCGCAGTGCTTTTGTTTCATCGAGCCGGAGACTATGAACCCGGCCGAGTTCGAGCGCAAGATGCGAAATGGGGACTTCGACGACTGGATGAGCAAGAATATCCCAACCGGCACTCCGCCGTCTGAACGGGCCCGTCCCGCTGCTAGAGCCATACCTAAATCCCGCAAGTCTGTTTCAGCTAGACCGGCTAAGGCTCCGGTCTCGAAGGCTGCCAAGGCGCCTGCTAAGGGCCGGACAAAGGCAGAGCGGATCACCGCAAACAAGGCGAAGCCGATCAGCGAGCGGAAGATCCTTGGGGATCCGGGCGCACAAGCACGGCGGGCAGGCAACCGCTCTACGACAAAGATGGGATGGAACTTCCTGTCCAAGGCACAGCGGGCAAAGGCGCGCGAGACGATTATCAACACAGCGACAAAGGGCCAGAT